ATGATAAGTTTTTACCTGTAATTAATCCTGCAATGCTTTCTTTTAAACCAGAGGCAAAACCTTTATGGGATAAAAGTAAAAGTAATATTATAGATTTTATTAGTGGAGATTTAGTAGTAAAGAAAGTAACAGAAGAACAAGCTTTAGGTATTGACAATGAAGAAGATGCACTAAAGTTTTTACAAGAAGCACTAGAACACGAAAATAAGTTCATAGCATTAGACTCTGAAACAACAGGTCTTTATCCAAGAGATGGATATATGATTGGATTTAGTATGTCTTACAAAAAACATAAAGGAGCATATATACTTACAGATGTTATCACAGAAGCTATGGAAAAGATAATGCAAGAAATATTTAATACTAAAACAGTAGTGTTTCATAATGCAAAGTTTGACTTGGCTTTCTTTGAGTATCATTTTGGTTTTTCTTTTCCAAAGTTTGAAGACACAATGTTATTGCATTATTGTTTAGACGAAGTTCCTGGAGGACACGGTCTGAAACAATTAGCTATGGAACATACTGACTATGGTGATTATGAAAAACCAATGCATGATTGGATTGATAACTACAAAAGACAGAATAGAATACTCAAAGCAGATTTTACTTGGGATAGTATTCCTTTTAGTGTTATGAAAACATATGCGGCAATGGACGCAGTAGTAACTCTATTAGTATTTGAGAAACTATATCCAGCAGTTAGAAAGAACCCTAAGTTATTTAGTGTATATGAAAATATACTTATACCAGGCTGTAGATTCTTAACAGATATACAAGACCACGGTGTTCCTTTTGATAAAGAAAGATTACTAAAAGGCAGAGATTTGATGCAAGCAGACATAGATGAAGCTGTAAATCAATTATATGAATTTGATGCAGTACAAAAATTCGAAGATGTAAAGAAAAAAGAATTTAATCCAAACAGTACAGTACAGCTAAGAGAGTTACTGTTTGATTTTGTCGGGTTGAAACCAACAGGCAAAAAGACTGGTACAGGTGCACATTCAACAGATGCAGAAGTACTAAAACAATTAGCTGAAGAACATGAAATACCTAAACACATTCTTAGCATTAGACAAAAGTCAAAGATTAAGAATACTTATTTAGATAAAATATATCCACAGTTAGATAGAGATGATAGATTACGCACAGGTTTCAATCTGCATGGCACAACATCAGGTCGTCTATCTTCTAGTGGTAAAATGAATATGCAACAGATACCTCGTGATAATCCTATTGTCAAAGGTTGTATTCGTGCCAAAGAAGGGCATAAGATTGTTGCAATGGACTTAACAACCGCAGAAGTGTATGTAGCTGCTGTGCTTGCTAAAGACGAGAACTTAATGAATGTATTCAAGAGTGGCGGTAATTTTCACTCTAGTATTGCAAAATTAGTATTTAACTTACCCTGTGAGGCAGATGAAGTAGTAGACCTTTATCCTACACAACGACAAGCTGCAAAAGCTGTTACCTTTGGCATAATGTATGGTGCTGGAGCAAGTAAGATTTCTCAGCAAGTCACAGCAGACTCTGGCAAACACTTCAGTAGGACAGATGCACAAGAAGTTATTGATGATTACTTTAGGCAGTTTTACAATCTAAGAAAATGGATTGACACCTCTAGTAAGTTTATTATGGATAATGGTTTTATATATGGAGCTACAGGCAGAAAGCGTAGACTACCAAATGTTAAGTCTGATAATCAAGGAATTCAAAGTCATGAAGTAAGGTCTGGACTAAACTTTTTGGTTCAATCTGTAGCTTCTGATATTAATTTATTAGGTGGCATAGACATGAATGAGTATATCAAAAAAGCAGAGATGAAGTCAAAAATCTTTGCACTTGTCCATGACTCTATTCTAGCCGAAGTACCAGAGAATGAGATAGAGTGGTACTGTGAAAAATTACAAAGTTTCATACAACAAGATAGAGGATTCAGTATACCAGGCACACCTGTTGGCTGTGATTTTGATGTACATGATGACTACTCTTTAGGGAAATTTACCAAGATGTATGATTTATGATAAAATACAATTTCCCATTTTCCCCGTTCATACTGATGAAATAACATTAGTAGACGGAATCCTTTGGATAGAAAACCAAGTTCTTGACGATAAAAATATGAAAGGCAAGACGCTTGGTGTAAGACGACTCCAAAGCCCAATGAAAAGTATATATCCTGTGAAGTATATGATAAAAGATATTCGGTCATATCTTGACCATCAAGGAAAGTTTTACATAGACAACACAGGATATTTCTTTAGAAAAGAAAAAACAACAAAAGCTACTTTAAAATATCACAAGATATTACGAGTAGATTTAAAAACAATAGCAAGTGTCTTATGGGTAAAAGATTGCCCATTTCCATTCACTTTAGATAGACCACTTAGAGATGACCAAACATGGGCAGGAATACTATATAGAGAAGGTATTCCATGGCTTTTGTATGATACATCTACAGAAAAGAAGAGAAACTCATGGAGAAAAATATGAAAAAATGGTATCAAATACTATGGGGTTCAGAAGAAGAAGATGATTTAGTACAAAAACAAGCAGAACAATCACCAGACCCCGCAGAGCTAACAATAGAAAATGCCTATAAAACAAGATGGATATGGTATCATACGATACTAGGTATACTTATGTTTTTTGCAAATATAATTATGATGGGCATATTTATTCTATTGGCAGTAAAACTATGATAGCAATAGTAGATGGTGTGTTTGCTGACTTACAAATGAAGTTTTGGAAGAAAGGTATTAATCGTTCTACAAATAATTTTGTAAGTGGAGTACTTGATAAAGAAGGAGAAGGCTGGCATCTTCTGGAAGATGACCACGATAACTCGGAGATGTGCCTTCAAATTCTTAGACATGCAGGAAAATATTTTAATACTAGCAAAATGGTAGGCTATGACTACTGGACACATACAAATACTAGACCAATGCAGTGGCACTATGATAAAGACGAAATTGCGTACACTAAAAAAGGAATGACTAGATATCCTATTTGTTCCACAGTATTTTATTTAGAAGTAGAAGATTTAAAAGATGGCAAATTACAATTTAAGAATGGTGTTGAAATTACACCCAGAGAAAATAGATTAGTAGTATTTTCGCCAGGATTATATCATGGAGTAGAACAATTCAAAGGAATAAGAACCTCCATAAATATTAATCCATGGAATACAAAGTTATATGATACAAGTATTTAAAGAACTAATACCGAAAGAAGTATGTAAAATACTTATTGATGAAGGATTAAATCGTCCTCAGTTAAATGCTGGGATAGGCGAAGACAATCTTGTCTCGGAAGGAAGGTCTACAAAAATATCCTTTATAGGAAATCAAGGATTAAAAGATTATATACATCAACTTGCGGTAAGTAAGTACGAAAACTATATTATAACTGAAGCTGAAGATATACAGTTTGCAACTTATAATGTAGGGGATTTCTATGGGTGGCATGTTGATTCTGATGCTATAAATAAAAGAGTACTAAGTGTTACGGTTCAGCTATCTGACCCCAAAGATTATAAAGGTGGAAACTTAGTATTTAAAGTAGACCCAATGGAAAGAACGCAAGGAACAGTAGTAATCTTCCCATCAAATATAAGACATCAAGTAACACGAGTAACTGCAGGTACAAGGTACTCATTAGTACAATGGTTTAAAGGAAATGAAAGAAATTAATTCAAAAATATGGGAGGCTAGCTCAAGCGAGTGGGTGGCTACTATGAATAAATCCAAAGAAAATAAAGAAGAATATAGAAAATATGTTGAAAAAACAGATAGGCCTATACCTTACAGAGAGTGGCTAAGAGAGTATGAAAGCAGTAATCAGTGATAGAATTTATTTAGAAGTGCTTCCTCATCAAAAACAAAAAATTGACAAGGAACTAACTTATTCTGTGCCTTCTTTTAAGTTTGGCGACCCGCCCCTTATTATTAAAAATATGGCAACTATAAAACAAAATTTAGTTGCAATTCCAGTAGGTAGACAAGATTTAATACCAACTGACCATGAAATCACTGATAAGAGAATACTAAAACCAGTAGAGTTCCCTGAGTTTAATTTGGAATTACGACCAAGCCAGCAGTCTGTTTATGACGAAATTGGAGACGGTGGTATAATAAACGCTTGGGTAAGCTGGGGTAAAACTTTTACAGGTCTTGCAATAGCAGGAAAGCTTGGTCAAAAAACGCTAGTAGTTACCCACACTTTGGCACTACGAAAACAATGGGAAGATGAAGTAGAAAAAGTATTTGGTTTTAAAGCTGGTATTATTGGAAGTGGTAAATTTGAAGTTGATAAGCCAGTCGTAATTGGGAATATTCAAAGTTTATACAGAAAAATTCCACAAATACGACAAATGTTTGGGACTATTATTCTTGATGAAATGCATCATTGTAGTGCACCAACTTTTTCACGAATTATAGATAAAAATTGTGCTAGATATAAGATTGGTCTTACAGGCACATTAGAAAGAAAAGATGGCAGGCATGTAGTATTTAGAGATTATTTTGGAGATAATGTTTTAAAACCACCAAAAGAAAACTTTATGATGCCAAAAGTACATATCCTACCAATGGATATACGATTCATGGACGGAAACTCTATCCCTTGGGCTAATCGAATAAATGAGTTAGCCTATAACCCAGAGTATCAACATTCTGTGGCAATGACTGCATCATCATATGCGGCTAAAGGTCATAAAGTGTTGGTAGTATCTGATAGAGTAGATTTCCTAAAGAACTGCGCGAAACTCACTGGTGATAACGCAGTTTGTGTGACAGGAGCAATCCATCACGAAAACAGAGCCGAGATAATTAATCAGATTTATGAGGATAAAGATGTTCTGTATGGGACACAAGCTATATTCTCTGAGGGTATTTCTTTAAATATTCTTAGCTGTTTAGTTCTTGCAACACCAGTAAACAATGAGCCACTACTAACACAGCTCATTGGTAGGATAATTAGGGACTATGAAGGGAAGCAACAACCTGTAGTAGTGGATATTAATTTGATTGGAAAGACTGCAAAGAGGCAGGCTAGTATGCGTACAGGCTACTATATTAAACAAGGGTACGAGATATCAACCCTGTAGCCACCTCCGAAAAATATGTCTTGACAACAGTTTCAAAATTTGTTATAATATATGATAAAATATAATTGGGAAAAGATATTTAGAGAAGCGAAAGGCGATAGTGTTTCAATTCTCACTATTATCCATCTCTTAACTTATAAGAGAATCCCAGCCAGTCGTAAAGACAAAACCTACAAATATTTTGGGAAAAGTTTTCTCGGGGATAGCTTTCTGTTAAATCCGAGACAGTTACTGGCTGAACGAAAGAATTACAGCAACAAAGAAGCTGCCGAGTATGTGGCAGTGGCTTCGTATCGTAATTTTTTCAATTATAAACAGACAGGTGAAACAACACTAGAGTTGATACATTTACCTGTTGAGACAACGATAGTAAATCGCAACAGACTGCTTCGAATAAATAATGGTCTAGTACATTTTTTATTTGAAGATAACGCTAATTGGAGAACATAATGGCATTAAAATTTGGAGAAGCACAGGGGAGTGCAAAAAAATCCTCAATAGACCAGTATACTTACAAAGAAGGAGATAATATTTTCCGTCTAGTAGGAGATATACTGCCAAGATATGTTTACTGGATTAAAGGCGAAAATGGTAAGAACATTCCTATGGAGTGTCTTGCTTTCGACAGAAATACAGAAACATTTAATAACAAGGAAAAAGACTATGTAAGAGAGTTTTTTCCTGAACTAAAATGTGGTTGGGCATACGCTATTCAAGCTATTGACCCAGCTGATGGCAATGTAAAAGTTGTTAACCTCAAAAAGAAACTCATGGAGCAGATAATGGTTGCCGCAGAAGATTTAGGCGATCCTACCGACCCTGAAACAGGTTGGGACGTTCACTTCCAAAGAGTTAAAACTGGACCTATGGCTTTTAATGTAGAGTATAGGCTTCAAGCACTTAAGTGCAAACCAAGACCGTTAACTGACGCAGAAAAAGAGTCACTTACTGACTTGCGTTCTATGGACGACGTTCTTGCAAGACCAACCCCAGATGCTCAGCTAGAGCTTCTGCAAAGAGTAACTCAGCCAGCTGAGGGAGCAGAAGCTCCTTCTGATGTGGATTCTGAGTTTTCTATATCTTAGGAGATTATAATGATAGGAGTAGGAGAAAGATTTCCAGACTTTTCAATGGCAGCAGTTGAAGGTAAATCAATTATTGACTGTGATGTGCTATTGGGCGACTGGAGTGTGGTATATTTTTACCCAAAGGATTTTACTTTTATTTGTCCAACTGAAATTGCAGATATGGACACTATCATTGGCGAAGCTGATGTTATAGGTATCAGCGGAGACAATGAATATTGTAAACTCGCATGGAAAGAGCAAAATGACGCAATAAGAAATATACAACATATTCTTGCTGCAGACTGTGGACTATACCTTGCTAATGAATTGGGTATAGTTGACAACGAAAATGGAGTACCTTTCAGAGCAACTTATATAGTTGACCCTGACGGAATAGTTCAACATGTATCAGTAAATGCATTAGATACAGGAAGAAATGCAAATGAAGTGCTAAGAACGTTGCAAGCTTTGAAAGCTGGCGGTCTTACAGGGTGTTCATGGCAACCTGGAGACGACTTCGTAGCATGATTTTATTTACA